GGCATAGCGTTTAAGGCTTCAGATTTAATTATAACCTCAAACAATCCTGTGTCTACATTTAAAGCATACGCCTCGTTTATATCATATTCTGTTGACGTCCAAACCATATAGAAACCACTTGGTATATAACCAGCGTTTAAAACCGCTTGTAACTCATCCACAGAAGGTAAATAATAATCACTATAACCGTCCAAAGAGTCTACAAAGTTTAAACAAGCCTTTGCACCTGAGTCAATTACAGAGTTATTATCATAAATCAATTGTGTGTTAAATTCTCCGTTATACGTATCAGTACTATTTAATAATACATTGTTACTATATAACTTAGACGTGAAAAAAAACGTATCATTTGTAGATGTATCATTTTGATAAATCATTAATGAATAATCTTCATTATATGGAATCGTTTGATAACCAGATGCCATTAGCCTAAATATTTTAATAGTTCAACTTGAGTAGTACCGTAAGCATCTGAATCAAAGTCTTTTATTGCGTTCAATCTGTAAAGTATGCCGTCTATCATTTTTAGTTTTGAAAAGTCTAACGAGTTAATATCCTTGTAAGATAAATTCAGATATAAAGATAGTAATTTAGAATTTTGTGACGTTATTTCATTTACAAATCTTGCATGATAGTAATCGTATGTGTTCATTTGATCAGGAATAACTTGTAAACTATCAAACGTATAATTACGTGATGCAAAGTGTAAATCGAATAAAGGTTCGAAATTTTGATTATTCTTGTATCTTATGTGGTGAATGAATGGGAATAATGGTTCGTTTAATCCGTTATCATCGTTTGCTTTCTTAATGATTATATTTCCGTTGCGTAACCCATTGTAAAAACATAGCATTCCTTTACCTTTGTAGGGCTTAGTTACAGATTGACCGCTACTATCTATTGACTGATCTATTACTTTAGGGTAAATTAAGTTAGAATTAGGAATCTTAACAGGTACATAAGTGTTAAAAGGTAGCTCAAATTTAACATCACCAGTCGCCCATGTGCTTAATTGAATGGATTTTTCACCATAATTAAGACCTGTTAGTCGTTTATATTCGTTGTTAAAGAAGTCTTTTTCATCACTAAACTTGTAATAGTAGTTAGAACCTTCTACAAGTGAGTTACTTTGTATCTTAATTTCACGTGAATTGTCAACTTTATCCGTCCAATTATCATACTCAGAAGCACTTTTATAGTAGTTTCTGAAGCTATCTATTATAATTGTTGACTTGTTTGTAACAGGGTCGTAAATAGGGTCGGACATATAAGCATAAAACAAGTTCATTATACCCTTTAAGAAGTCACTACATTTAATATCTGGGATAGTTGTGTTTAGTGATATAGGGGAATTGTCAACAATAGTTTCTTTTGCTGTTAAATTTATCTGTGTACTTGTAAATGTATAGTCAAGTGTATTATCTGTTTTAGTTATATGACCGAAATAAAAATTAAATTTAATCTTTTGCCCTACTTGTAAAGCCATTGTTGTTTTCACGCTGACATTTACAGATGCATCTTTATTTTGATTCCAATTATATGTTTGAACAACAACTCCATCAACTTCAATATCAAGTGTAGTATCTAATTCATTTGATCCATCTCCTGTATATGTAAATGAAAAATTAGTTGATAAATTTATATCGTAAGTTCCGGCAGCATTAATAGTAATTGATCCATCTATTGTACTAATTGTATTTAATTCATATATAGGTGTAGTATCAAATGACATGCTTTTTAATATGTTTTCGGTTATACCAAACAAATAACCTTGGAATATATTTTGATTTCCAACAGGAATATATTTAGCTGTCCCTGTCTTTGTTTTTGTTGGTATTCCGCCGTCAATATCAACTTTCATTTTATTAGCTTGTTCAGAATTCAACTTCAATTGTTCACCACCACCATATCCATAAATCAAACGCTTCATATTCTCGTTCGTAAAGAATGAAGTCGTATAATCTATCTGTATGTTTTCGCCACGCAAAGCATAGTCTAACGTTTTTTGTAAAGCTTCTTTAACGTATATAAAAGGGTATAATTGGTTAACTCTAAAAATCACTTCTGAGTTTTGAAACTTTGGAAAACCATAATCTACTATTGGGTAAATATAACCAAATGATTTAGGTTGATAGCCGTAATTATCACTCCCAAAATTATCTATATATGATCCATTCTTGTAAACTCTACGTGACCAACTATTGCGTATAAATGTAGGTGTTAAACTGTGATCGTATTCGGACCAGTCTAACTCGTTTAGTTTCTTATCTTTAAGCTTAGCAAATATATCTACAGCATCACTAAACAAAGTACAGTCAAAATAATAGTTCTTATCCTGTATAATTACTTCATTTAATTTCAATTTACCTTTGAATATTAGTAAATCATTCTTGTAAAACTCGCAAGGGTTACGGATAGCAGGGTCAAAAGATACATTTGAGCTATTAATTATATCCATGCTTAAAGAATAAGCACTCAAAAAGAAAGCCATATTATTAGATGTTCCTTCTAATTTTATACTCTTTGAATAACTCCTTTTGCGTTTCTCAGGTTCTTTAACGTCACTTATCGACAAGTTCAATGGTACAGCTATATTGTCGGATAAATCGAGCTGTACACCGCTAACAATTAATTTACTATTCATATTCTTATCGAGTTTTCTGGTGTAAATTCAATCTCAACAATCTCATTGTATAACTCGTCATGTTTATCCTGTTTGATTTGGTAACTCGAATTAGTAATTGTTACACTTTCGTTTTCTTCCCCTTCGTTAATATACACCGCAGGGCTATCATACATTTGAGTTAACCAGTTTTGTGTTGTTTCATCTAACCAATCGGAAGACAATTCAAGTTTTTTTGTCGTTTGTTTTAGATAGGTTAAACGTCCTGTGTTAGTATTACTTTGCGAATAGGTAGTACCATTCCATACACCTTGTGAACGTTCAAACTCGAATGCTTTTACATTTGCAGAATATCTTTTATTGTAAGTGAATAGGTAACTATCATAAGCTCCAAACTTATTCATAAACTTTAAGGTAGCTCCGTTAAAGAAGCACGTTGTATCGAAGTTTAATACTGTTAAAGGTAATATACTAACTCCAGAAGTATTAGAAATTCCTATTAAAACCTTAACACAATTTGAAGCTTGTCCACTTGTTAGATATCCTAAACTAACATGATTAGCTAAATTAAAGTAAATAGCTCCCATTAATCCCTGATTGCCAGTCAAGTTAGTTTCTTCATACGTTGTTATAGTTGCGTTTGATGAGTCACTATAAACATATAAAACCTTATAATCAATTTTAGTTTGTCCATAGGTGTTGTCGAACCAACTAAAAGAGTAACTGTCTTCTTTTTTGATAGTATCAGTGTACACATTAATAACACCGCCTACTAATGTATAACTTCTATCCGTCAACAGTTGTTTGTTTACAGCTTTTTGATATTTCGTATAATCCCAATTCAAGAATTCAGAACGTGATAATTTACCTTTAAACAATGCTATATCTTCGCTCGTTGCTGTCGATACTATGGTTGGTGTTGCATCTATAACAGTTGAATATTTTTCCGATACAGTTATATAGATAAAGCTATAACCTATTGGATTATAAACTGTTACAGCAGTTGAAGGTTTCAAATTTTGGGTAGGTACAAATGGAGATGCTTTATCACTCACATCCACTTTACCATAAACATAAGTTGAGTCTTGAGCTTCGGTATATACTTCAAACTTTCCTATGCTTCCACCGCTAAGAAATACTTCAACAACAAATGAGATATTATACTTAGGTGCACCACCTACTAATAAAGGTTGCCTAAAGACAAATTCCACAGGATTATCCGAAGGTGTTACGTAAGCTGGTTGTTTTGTAAATGTTACTGCCATTATGTGCTTGGTTTTTTAATTATCGTTATAATACTTTCTTTTATCAAAGCTGAAATAGGTTTACTCATTTCTTCTACTCTTTGCGGTGTAACTACCTTATCGTAAAAGTGTGTTGCTTCAATACCTTTCATACGGATTGAATTCTTAATCATTCCAGCATATTGCTCACGTGTAATACCTTCAGGTGGTGTAATACCTTTATCGTATAACCATTTCTTTATAGCTTGATAAAATGTTTTCTCAGTCTTTGGAGCTGGTCCATGAGTTGGTGCGCCATTGTTCTTTGCAATACCATTTACACCATAATTTAAATACTTCCAATAGTAAGGTGCTGTTACTTCTATTTGAGCAGGATTAAGCTGAGTTGGTATAATTGACTGTTGTAGATTTCCTGTCGCTCTATGTTTGTTTAGCTCTTCTCTAAGATCGTTTATAAGTTCGTTTGTAAGGTCGAATAATAATTGAGCAAGTGGATTGTCCGACTTGTTAGAAAGGATTGCTTCAGCTTCCCCAAAATCAATATTATTAACTACATCAACTTCTACTGCCACGATTTATGGTTTTAATTTCTTGTTGTTTTTCAAAGTTAATAAAATTTAACCTATGATTGAATTTATATACATTCCATTTTACTATCTCTTCCCAACTTGTGTTATATTCTTTGCTTAAAAAGTGTATCACTTTCTCCCACGTATAGCGAGTAGATTTCTTATCAACCTTAGTTTCGTCTTCTTTGGGTTCTCCGTATAACTCTCGATTAATACGATTGATTGTCGCAAAAAAAAACTAACCACATTCAAGTAGATTGGTAGTGGCAAGTGTTGTTTAAATATCTTTTCCCTTTCCTGATTAGAGTATATCATATTACCGTTAGTATCTAAATCTCCATAGTTCGTGCCTTTCTCAATGTACATCAAAGCGACTAACCGAGCAGGGTTCGCTTGCATATCTGAGTTAGATACATCTATATGCCAACCTACTCCAACTTTCTTGGGGTCAACTAACTCGTATTTTTTTCCTAACACTTCAATTTCTTTCTCTGGTTCTGTTACTTTGTAGTCTTTAAATAAGCTTATACAGTGTACGTAAATATCTTTTAGCTCTGATATATTTACTTTCTTTAGTTCGTTTACTGTACCGCTTGTAAGTACGCTTAGAAAGTCGATTATATCTTTTAAGTCTAAGTTACCAGTAGTAAACTTTGGATTCGTTAGAGCCGTTAAATGTTCAATTCTCAAGTCATTCATTGACTTCGGTGCTTTAATACTAATATACTTCAAAATACCCATTGCTTATTGTTTTAATTGATTGCACTGCTAACGCTAACGACATCACACCATCATCATGTACACCCTGTGGCGCGCCGTATTGCACACGTCTTGTCTTTTCGTTGTACACATAAGTGAAAGCGTTTAGTTCATCGATTAGCCAATTTTGATTTAATACTTTAATTTCTTTGTTCTCGAATAATACCGATAAATCTTCAATCATTATAGGTTTAGACTTAACCGATGTTACGTAAGGTTCTACATAGTTATAGATTCGATTCTGAAGCATCTCAAAGAATACATCTCCTTGGTTGTTTACTTCTACCATTACCTTAGCGTTATAGTGCTTTATAACTTCGCTAACTTCATCTATTATCTTTGACCATTCTAAATGTCTCCAACGATTAACGTATATCATTTCATAATTAGAGTTAAGAATTGTTAAAACCGTGTAGTCATCCGCTCTACCAATGTCTAAACCACCATAAAGATTACCTTTGTTTTCAGTACCTTCAAATACTGATTGGTCCACGTTCTTGAATAGTCCACTTGCATTGTCTATAAACTTAGCTAAATATTCCTGTTCAAAGATGTGGCTCGGGAGGTTCCTTTTCCTTTCTTCTAAGTCATTTGGATCAATCATAGGATTGTCAAATGAAGTATAATGAAAGTACTTATATCTCTCATCATAGTTCGGTTGTAAGCTCATCTTATAAAAGTGATTCTTACCCTTAGGAGTTGATATAAAGATAACCTTTTTGCCTTTTACCAATACAGTTGCTGAAAGTACTTCGCTCCATAACTCCGCACGTGTAAAAGCATACTCATCGATTATTAGAT